GAAGCCGGTGATCCAGAAGAACTGTCGCAACTCGAGCTGGCGCAGAAGGTCGGTGACGCGCTCAACAAGGCGTACCCCAATCACCCGTGGGTGATCGGGTTCCAAGGCGGTGGCATCGTCGTGCGGCATCTGGCCATCGCCGGGGCCGTGGCCAACGCGATCTTCAAGGAAGGCTTCAGCAGCCTGTTGCCAAAACACCGGCTGGGCACGCCCGACGAGATCCGGGCGTCGTGCATCACATTCGGGGGCGAGCTGCTGGAGGCATTTGACCTGCCTCGGGGCGCATGGGACGGTCGGGAGCCGCAGGTGCCGAAGGCATGGCGCTACAAACAGACTAGGAATTTCCAATGACCGACAGCACCCAGTGGCGCCCGCAACCGCCGAGCATTAAAGACCCTCCGGCAGGTGACGTCCATCTCGATTACATGGCCAACGAGCAGGACGGCGAGGGCATCATGCCGGAGCAATCCGGCCCGGACGAGATGTACGACGATTTTGACGAGTCGATGCCCAACTGGCGGCGTCGGGCGCAGGACGCGTATCGGTTTTCCACGTCCTTCGTAGACACGAACTACCGGGGCAAGTGGGACGATTCCATTAAGGCGTTTAACAGCCAGCACCCGTCGGACAGCAAGTACAACAGTGAAATCTTCCGCAAGCGGTCGAATATCTACGTCCCGAAGACCCGGGCGATTATCCGCAAGAACGAGGCCGCTGCCGCCGCGGCATTCTTCAGCAACCTCGACCGTATTGCGGTCAGCCCGGTCAACGGCAACGACGAGGTTGAGCGGGTCAGCGCCGACGTCATGCAGCAGCTGCTCCAGTACCGGCTGACCAAGTCGATCCCGTGGTTCCAGATCTGCATGGGCGGCATCCAAGACGCCCAGGTACAGGGCGCGTGTGTCGCCCATATCCACTGGCGCTACGCCATGCGTAAGGACGCCAAAGGCAAGCTCATCCGGTCGGATGACAAGCCCATGGTCGACCTGATCCCAATTGAGAACTTCCGGTTTGACCCGTCGGCCAACTGGACCGACCCGGTCAACAGCAGCCCGTATCTCATCCACATCATCCCGATGTACGCGGTCGACGTGAAGCAACGGATGGAGCGGCCCGATCCCAAGGGTCGGCAGTGGAAGAAATACCCGGACAGCGCCCTGATCGGCATGATGCAGGACGACAGCACCCGTCGCGCCCGTGGCGGCAACGCTCAAGACGCGGCGCTCGAGCGGCGCACCGTGTCGGACTACGACATTGTCTGGGTCCACCGGCACATCCACCGGCACAACGGCACCGACTACCAGTTCTGGACGCTCAACAGCGACAAGATGCTGACCGACCCGGAGCCGCTGGACGCCACCGTGTTCCACGGGAAACGTCCTTACGTCATGGGCTATGCCAACGTCGAAACGCACCGCCCGATCCCGTCCAGCATTCCGCTCATGGTCAAGGGCCTGCAGGACGAGATCAACGAGATCAAGAACTCCCGCCTCGACAACGTGAAGTTCGTCCTCAACAAGGGTTACTTCGCAAAGCGCGGCAAGAACGTCGACCTGCCCGCCCTGGTACGCAACGTCCCGGGCCGCGTGGTATTGATGGACGATCCGGCCACCGACGTGGTCGAAAACAACTGGCCGGACGTGACCGCCTCAAGCTACGCCGAGGAGGACCGCAACAACGCCAACTTCGACGAGCTGGTGGGAAACTTCTCGGCAGCGTCGGTCCAGACCAACCGGTCGCCTCGTGAGCCCGCCCGGGCCATGACGCTGCTTCAGGCGCCGGCCAACCTGCTGACCGACTACATGCTGATGACCTATTGCGAGACGTTCATCACGCCGGTCCTGCGCCAGCTGGTGCTGCTGGAACAGCATTACGAGACCGACCAGACGGTGTTGGAGATCGCTGGCAAGAAGTCCAAGCAGTTCCAGAAGTTCGGCATGGACAAGGTCACGGACGACATGCTCGAGCGCGAGATGACGGTCAACGTCAACGTCGGCATGGGCAACACCGACCCTGTCACCAAGATGCAAAAGTTCCTCGCCGGCGTCATGGCGTTCAGCAAGATTAGCTTGCGCCCGCCGCCGGGGGTCAACCTTGAGGAAGTGTTCAAGGAGATCATGGCCCTGTCCGGCTACGCTGACGGCGAGCGGTTCAGCATGGGCAACGACCCCGAAAAGGCGGCTCAGGCCATGCAGATCAAGCAGCTAACCATGAAGTTGCAGCAGCTCATGATGGAGCGCCGCGACAAGTCGGAGGCCAACGCGGTGAAGCGCGAGACGGCCACTCAATCCAATATCGTCAAGCTGCTGCTCGCCGACAAAGAAGATCAGCACGAAAACCTCAAGATCTACGCCGGCCACCTCGCCGCCAAGGATCAGGCGCTACAGGCGGCGCATTTGCAGGCCCAGCAGGCGGCCATGCAACCGCAGCCGCAGGGCCAGCCGCAGCCACAACAGGGCGTTAAATGAGCCGACCAATCGACGCAGACGAGCCGCTGGTGCGGACCGCCGTGTTTGGCAAGCAGGTCGAGGACTTCCTGACGTCCGACATTGGCGATTACCTGCTCCAGAAGGCCAAACACGAGGAAACCGACGCCGTGGAGGAGCTGATCGCGGCCACGAACGCGTCGGCTGACCGACTGCTTGAGATTCGGTCGCGGATCTGGACAGCCCGCAAGTTCAGCCAATGGCTTGGGCAGGCGGTCGAAATGGGGCAACAGGCACTTGAAATGCTGAAGGAGGATCTATGAGTGAGGACATGACCGACGACCAGCGTCGGGCGCAACGGGAGGCCGAGGCCAAGGCGGCCAACAAGGCCCGCAACGACGAGCGCCTCGAGCGGCTTAACGCAATTGCCAACCAGGCGGACGAGAAGAAGTCGGCGGACGGCATGGAGGATCTAGAGGACGAGGCGTGGACCGAACACGTCGACCGTCGCCGGCCAGCCGAGCCGACCCGTCCGGAGAGTAACGAGGACGATGACGGCACGATTGTGGCCAAGGCCGAGCAGGCCGACCGGGATTTGGACGAGGCACGGGCTGCCGGCGCCGACGACGTCCGTGTCACCAACGGCGAGACGTACTACCGCCTGATCGTGAACGGTCAGGAACGCTGGATGACCCTTCAGCAGCTTCGTGAAAATGCCAGTAAGGTCTCGGCGGCGGACGAATACTTGCGTTCCGCCAAAGAACTCGTAAAATCGAACCTAACCGCCAGTCCATCCTCACAGGACGACATGGCGAACTCGGCGCGAGGCCGGGTGCGTGAACTGCTCAACCGCGCAATCATGGGTGAGCAAGAGGCGATTGACGAGTTGGCACAGGCGATTGAGCGACCATCCGCTAACGTGGACGTCGCAAAGCTTGTGGACGAGCGAGTTGATGGTCGGTTGACGTTTCGTGAAGCTGTCAATTGGTTCGACAAGGAGTACCAGGCAGAACTTTTAGACCCCCGCTTGAAGGACTACATGGTGTGGAAGGACGCGCAGCTCGCGCAGGCCAACCCGAACATGGACTTTAAGGAACGCCTCCGCACCGTCGGTGAGGAAGCCCGGGCTTTGAGAGGTCGACCTGCTGCCCCGCCCGCTGATCCCCAGCGGCGAGCCGAGAAAGAGCAACGCAAAGCGTCAGTTCGGTCGATTCCGGTGGCCGGCGGACGGCAAACGGATGAGGCCGACGAGGACGATGACGAGACCTACGAAATGTCCATCGCTAAGATGGCCAAACTCAGGGGTCAGCAGCGTCCGACTGTACATCGACGTTAAACCCTCGCCATGGTGGCGAGGCCAACATTAGGAGTCTCGCCACATGGCAGGTCAGGTTTGGGCTGTTAACAGCCTCGGCGGCTACCTTTACAGCCGTCAGCTTTCCAACGTTCTGCGCGCTAACGTGCAGCCTCTCGTCAAATTCCGCCAGTTTGCTGACGTCCACGACATCAGCCAGCAGGGCAAGAAGAAGGGTGACACCTTCACGTGGGACGTGTTCTCGGACGTCGCGGCGGCTGGTGCCGTCCTCGTCGAAACGAACACGATGCCGGAAACCAACTTCACGATCATTCAGGGCACCCTGACGGTCACCGAAGCCGGTAACTCGGTCCCGTACTCGGGCAAGCTCGACAACCTGTCGAAGTTCCCGGTTGAGGACGTCATCAAGAAGGTCCTCAAAAACGATTGCGTCAAGTATCTTGACCGCGCTGCGTGGACCCAGTTCAACCAGACGTTGCTCCGCGCCATCCCGACGGGCGGCACGTCGACCTCGGCGGTCACGCTCTACACCAACGGCACCGTCACGGGCACCAACTCGGTCGCGTTCAACAACGCGCACGCGAAGGCGATCGTGGACTCCATGAAGGAGCGCAACATCCCGGCGTACATCGCGGACGACTACTACGCGATCGCGTGGCCGACGACGCTCCGCACGCTCAAGAACAACCTCGAAACGATCCACCAGTACTCGGACACGGGCTTCAACCTCATCATGAACGGTGAGATTGGCCGCTACGAGAACACCCGCTACATCGAGCAGACCAACATTGCGAAGGGTACGGGTACGGACGGCGTCACGACGACCTCGTGGACCAACGGCCAGTCCGACTGGATTTTCTTCTTCGGTAACGACACGGTGGCCGAAGCCATCGCGGTTCCCGAGGAAATGCGCGGCAAGATTCCGACCGACTACGGTCGCAGCAAGGGCATCGCCTGGTACTACCTCGGCGGTTTCGGCATCGTTCACACGGCGGCGATCAACACCCGCATTGTGAAATGGGACTCGCAGGCTTAAGGAGCCATAGCAATGTCACTGCAAAACACCACCAAGAACATGGCCTACGACAACGCCGCGTATATCGCTCGCGGCGTTTTCACGACGGTCATGACGGCTGGCTCGGGCGGCGTCTCGGGCAAGTTCGTCGCTCACGCCAACATGCTGTTGTTCGGGCTCAACGCCTATACAACCACGGCTGGCACCTCGACCTACACGGCGACCCAGTACTACAACTACGCGGGTTCCTCAACCGCTGCCACCGTCCACGTGAACGCGTCGCAGCTCTCGCTGATCCGCATCACCAACACGGCCTCCGCTGGCGTCGCGCCGTCCCTGTCGACCTCCACGATCGGTCCTTTCTACGTCGACACGCTGTTTGCGAACGGCACGGCGACGGGTCAGATCGGTGCGATCGCGCAGGTCGCGCTTAACACCAGCACGGGTTCGGCGGGTCTCAACGGCCTCGCCATCAACCAGGGCGACCAGATCTACGTCGTGAACGGCACGGACGCTTCGTCCGTCAACCTCATCACGATTGATTACTCGGTCCTCCCGCTCGCTAACGTCGTGGCATAAGGAGTATCCACATGCCGAAGATCACTCAGCCGGGACGCAAGCAGTACGAGACGCCGCAGGTCACCCCGGACCAGCTGGCAACCGAAATGTACGGCGGCATGGCGCCGTCGCACATGGACGTCATCAAGTCGGCCAACGCTCGCGCCCAGAAGCGGCACGAGATGAAGGGCCAGCACGTCGCGGACATTGAGGTGCTGCCGGACAGCGCCGAGATGGTCCACAACGAGCTGGTCGGCGTCCGCAACTCGGGATACCTCGTCAAGAAGGGCCTCGAGTACGGCGTCAACGCGTTCTACAATTCCCTGCCCCCGGGTATGGACATTGAAGATCAGGAACTCTGCGACATCCGCAAGATGGATCTTTACGCCTACGAGGGCGGTCTGGGCTACCCGGGTGACGGGTGGGTTTACCGCGCTTCTGGTTCGATGATGCCGAAGAAGATGGACATGGGCCGTCCGGAAGAAACGAACTACATCGGGCCGAAAAAGATCTAACCGCTGGAGCCAGTCATGCCGAAGATCGTGCAAGAGAAGTTCCAGGTTAACTACCCGGACAGACAGTCAAGCGCAGAGAATCAGCATGGCTGGCTCACCGACGTTGAGGCGCGAGCCAAAAAGATGATGCCGGGGCGCGAAGGCGTTCCCGGTGGCGACAGTGAGTCGCGGTTTATGAACAACGCGGCGTTTTTCAACTCGCTGCCGCCCGGGATGGACATTGAGGATCAGGAGATCGTCGACATCCGCAAGATGGGCGTCAACGTGTCGGGTAACATGCCCTGTGAGTACGCCGAGGGCGATTTGACCAACAACGAGTTGAACAAGGTGTCGTTGCGCGACGGTTTCCACAAGAAAAAGTTGCTTCAGACGGACGACGAGTACACCCGCGAACACAACGACGCGTTCTACGACGACGTCGGCGGTTTCGTTGAGCGCAACAACTATTTGGATCGGATGTAAGCCATGCCTATCATCGGCGTAAACCCGACCGCTCCGAGCAACGCATCGCCTTTTGCGACCTGCGCTTTTGATCCGACCTCGGGACTTTATTACAGCCCCGGTTGCGCCAACTACACCGCCATCACGACCGCGGGCACAAGTACCGTAAAAACGGGCGGCGGGATTTTCTACGGATTTGTCGCTGTTGCCACCGGAACGGCGTTCACGATTACCCCGTATGACATTTACGTCAGCGTGACGGGCACGACCACGTCCACGACGACGACTCAGATGTACGCGACCAGCACGACCGGCGGCGCGACAAGTTCGATCAATATCACCGCTGGCGCTGCGGGAGTGCGCGTCAACGGTTCTTTGGTGGTTGTTACCACTGGCACGCCTGGCCAGTGGAACGTGTTGTGGGACTGAGGAGGAAACATGATTGCGAAGGACGAATTTACGGCTGACGGCACGCGTTTGTTCAACCCGACCCGCCCGCACGGCACCGTCTACGGCGGTGGCCCGGAGGACGGTCGCTGGGTTCAGGACGGCATCGTGTATGCTGGCGATCGCAAGCCGGTTGGTTACGTCGAGCAGCTTGCCGACGCCAAAGTCGCCAAAAAGGGCTGATGAAACCGGGATGAGCCGGTGCAACGAGACCGGC